TGTCCTCCCAGCCCTTGCGGTCCCCCGCGGCCAGCGACGCCAGCCGCAGCATCTGCTCGTGCGACTCGCCGAACGAGCTCTTGCGCTCGGCGATCTTCCGCTGCAGACCAGACTCGGCCGCGGCAAGCGCCTCAGCCGACAGATTCGCCATCTGGCCGAGCAGGTGATGCGGCGGCGTCTGCGACACCGTGGCGATGTTGCGGATCGTCGCCTCAATCGACTGCAGATAGCCGGACAAATCGGTCTGGGAAAACTCGCCGAACTTGACGTCGGCGTCCTCGGCGACCCACAACCGGTCCACCGCGGCCTGGAACGGCGCCCGCGGCGACCCGTCCTCATCCGTCACCACCATGCCGGCGATCCACCGCTGCCGGAACGCCGCATACTGCTGCGCCATCAGCAGATTGAACGTCGTGGCGTTGAGCTGGTCCTGCATCTCGAACAGCGGTTCGACCTCGCCACGGACACAATCGTCACCGTCGAGGTCGTCACCGTTGAGGTAGCGGACCACCGGGCACACACCCAGCCCGTGCTCCTCCGCCGTGACCAGGCGCAGCTTCCCCGCCTCGGTCTCCCGCGCCTCCANGTCGTACCGGTGCGTGGCATCGTAGAGCCGCACCGACTTGACCTTCCCCTTCAGCGTGTTCCGGGAGGTCACCTCAAGCGCGAACTCCGGCCACTCGTCATCCACCGGGTCGGCGTAGAACGCGGTCAACCGGCGCGGCGACTTGGGCTTGATCACCGGCACCGGCTCACCCGGCAACACCACCGCATACGCCACCCCGTATTTGAGCGCGGCACGGTGCAGCCCATGCTGCCGGGCATCCATCCGGTTCGCCTGCCAAATCTCCCACGCCCTGGCGTTCTGCGACGAGCCCGCCGGCCGATACCCGTCCACATACAGCGCCTGCGCCACCACCGTGACCACCAGCGGCAGGATGTTGACGCGGGCCCGCCGGATCAGCCACTTGTACTCCTGGCGGGCACCCTTCGGCACATAGACGCTCGACGCCTCGCCCTTCATGTAGGCGGAGATCTTCTTCAGCCGCGCCTGCTCACCCTCACGCAGCTCCAGCAGCTTCGCCGCCGCATCCAACGCCTCACTCTTGGAGAGCGTCACAACCAGCCCCCCTCCAAGAGACCTCAGCTGAACCCGAACACCCGGCCCGACCGGGGCTTCGCCTTCGACTGCCTGGACCACTCCGCCGACCCCAGCAGCTTCCGCCGCACCATCCGCGCACCGACCATCGCCACCGCGGCGTCGATCTTCCGCNNCGACTCGCGATGCTCCTTGCCGATCGACACGCCCCACTTGTTCGGGCGGCGCCGCGCATTCACCACGTGCTGCCGCAAAACCCGGTTCCCGTCATGCGTCAGCAGACGGTCCCGGATATCCGTCCAGGAACGCTCACACGCCTCGGTGAACTCCTGCTGATGCGCTGGCGTCCGCATGTCCCACACGATCGGGTGCGGGCTCCGCGACCCCCGCGGCGCCGCATGAATCAGCAGGCCCGCGCCGTGCCGCTCGGCCCACGCATCCAGCAGCGCATCCCAATACCGCTCGCCGGTCTCATCCTCGCCACCGCCAGGGTCGGCGAAGAACCCCACCACCGACCACTCGGCGCACGCGCGGTCCACCCGCGCGTCAACCAGCTCCCGCGGCACCGACCACGGCACCTTGGAGTCCAAGCCGGGCGGGCGCTGCCAGCAGTCGATCAGGAACACATGCCCGTCGGACACGCAGCAGCCGACCAGCACCGTCGCATCATCCGACTTGGAGCCGTCGAAAAACAGCGTGATCTTCTCGCCGGGCTCCACCAGCCGGTCCTTACGCTCGCACGCATCCCACTCGTACGGCGCGACCCACGCGTCCTCGGCGGCGACGATCTGGTTGTACCAAAACCGTCGCGACCGGCTCGGCGGATTCCGCGGGTCCAAGATCGACTGGACGATGCCGTTGACATCCAGCCAGTGCGAATCCCCCCGCACCAGCTCGACCACCCGCGGCGCGGCCTCCGCAGACAGCGGAGCCTCCGCCGGCGCCTCAAGCGAGTCATACAGCAGACCCGTGTCCCGGGCCCGGCCCGCCGCCATCAGCTCATACGCCTCACGTGCCCGCTCCGCCACCGAGTCCTCACCCGGCATGTACGCGTTCGTGATCGCCAGCGCGCGCGCCATACCGTCCGACGACTTGGTCGCGTTACGCTCGATCACCGCGTCCATCTCATGGCCGCCGTTGGTGGCGAGCCAGTGATGCGTCTCGTTCTTGATCGTGAACGTCGGCCGGCCACCCTCGAGCGCACGCGGCGACGACGACACCGCCTCAATCCGCCGGGCACCCTTGAACGCGTAGATGATCTCCTTGCCGAGGTCGATCTGGTACCGCTCAAGCGCCGCCTTGGTGAAGATCCCCGGAAAGATCGTCATCGTGTTCCGGTTCTGATCTTTGCTCACCGCGGCGATCTGAATCCACGCCTCCGGATGCGGCACACCAGCCGGATGCTCATTCCCCCACGGGTCCCGAACCGTCCGCCCCGACGAGTCCAGCCGGCACGGCCCCACCAGCTCCGTCGCCGCCAGCGTCGCGACCAGCGGGTCCTTGCCCCAGCCCTTGATCCGCTGCAGCACGCCATCCCGGAACAGCCACCGGCCATCCTCGTCAACCGCGTACCACCACAGCACAAACCGCAGCTGCTCAGGCGTGTACCGCCACGGCCGGCCCGAGGGATGCTGCAACGCCTCGGCCTGCCACATCACGATGCTCCACCCGAGCGTGCGCTCCGGCAGATACCAGCCGCTCGGATGATCCGGGTCCCGCCGCCACGTCGGGCCGATCCGCACCGGCTCCAACGCGTCAAGATCAACAGTCGTCGTGTTGTCAGCCGCCGAGAGCGTCACGGTAATCGTCCAACGCGAGCACGCTGGCCGGCTTCCCGTCCTCAACACCATGCCGCTCGAGCTCGAGCCGCGCACGACGCCGCGCACCCTCCGTCGTCAGCAGCTCGGTCATCGCTGAGGAGACGGCGGCAAACAGCTGCGCCGAAAACCGGGGCGCCTGCAGCCCGCGCGACATGGCCTCCGCCACATACACCGCGGTCGCCACATCGGACGGCTCGTAGAAGACCGCCTGACCCGACACCTGCAGCGACTCGTACCACTCGCGCGCGATCGGGTGCCAGTCCTCGTGGGCCGGCGGGAACTCCACAACGGCCACACCGGCAGAAACCTTGGTCACCTCGCCGCCTTCCGGCTTGTTCCGGCGGCGGCGCTCCTCGCTCCGCTTGGGGACAGGGCCCCTCGGACGTGCCATCGATTCCTCCCATGTCGGGACGTCCGCGTACCCCATGCCGGGGCACAGCGGTTCAAGATCAAAGTCCTGCGTGAGGCAGGGGTGAGCTCGGCGCGCGGCATGCCACCTCACGCCGATTACGCAGCGTGTCGCGACCTCACAACCCGTACAGACAGCGAGCTGCTATACCGGCCCGGTCGAGAAAAATTTGGACAAAGGGGGGCATACCCACCCATATGTACACAGGCGTGCGCACGGCGCGCCGCGGTGTTGATCTTGGTCGCTCGAGCCGGTTTATGATCTTGGTCGAGCGTGACTAGACGATCTTGATCGGCCGACCTGCAAGCGATCTTGGTCGAGGTGTGCCGCAGCAGGCCGGAGGCGAGGCCGCGCCGGCACGCCTGCTCGAGCGTCAGGGCTCCTCGTCGTCGGCCAAGGTCTCTACATAGCCCTGCTTGATCATCTCGGCGCCGATCGTGACCAGGCCGATCGACTCGATCCAGCACATGCCTTCGGAGTGTGCGAAGCCGAAGACCGTCTCACCGTCCGGCTTGATGATCTTGCAGAGGACGACTGCTGAGGCGATGAGGTCGCCTTCGCCGAGGTCGAGGGTTAGGCCGAGGCCGTCGATGATGTGGCCGATCTTCTGTTCTGTCACGCTACGCCTTTGTTAGGGCTGGGAATGGCGGGCCGTCTGCTGTGCGGCCTGTTGTCTTGTGGGGTGCAGGCGACCCGCCAGCTTGTGGTGTTGATTTCGGAAGGGTTGATCTTTTTGACGCGCTCCCCGGCCTGAAGGCCGGGGATTCAGCCTGTGCCGCGCGTGCGGCACTTCTGTGGCTTCCTGCTTCACCGGGTCCTGCCCTCCGCTAGGCGGCGGGTCTTACGGTCCCTCCACAGGCGTTTAACCTCTCCGCCCGCCCGGCGGCGAGGATGTTCCTTGCAGCATTAACGTCCCGGTCGTGGACCGCACCACACGGGCAAGTCCACTCCCGGACGTTCAGCGGCATCGACTCTTGTAGCGTCCCGCATGCGGAACATAGCTTCGAGCTGGGAAACCAGCGGTCGATCTGGTGGAAGGTCCGCCCGTACCGGGCCGCTTTGTACTCAAGCATGGCGACGAACTGCGACCAGCCCGCGTCATGCACGCTCTTGGCCAGTCTCGTGCGCGCGAGCCCGGACACAGAAAGGTTCTCCACGTATACCGCTTGGTTCTCGCGGATGATCTGCGTGGAAAGCTTGTGTGCCCAGTCCCGGCGCGCGTCGGCCAACTTGGCGTGCAGCTTGGCGACCCTGGCCCGGGCCTTGGCCCGGTTCACGCTGCCCTTCTGCTTGCGGGACAGTGCCTTTTGCGCCTTGCGCAGGCGGCGTTCGGCTCGGCGGATGAAACGCGGATTGTCGATCTTCCTGCCGTCCGACAGCACGGCGAAGTGCGACAGGCCCAGGTCGATCCCAACCTCACCCGTCGTCTCCGGCAGCGGCTCGCCGGGGACCTCTACCACGAAGCTCGCGAAGTACCGTCCGGCCGCGTCCTTGACCACCGTTACCGACGACGGTTCGGCAGGCAGAGCACGGGACCAGCGGACTTCTATCTCGCCGACCTTGGCCACGTACAGCCGCCTGTTTGGGCGGATGCTGAAGCCGTTGCGGGTGAGTCGGATCGCCTGCCGGTTGTCCTTCTTCGACTTGAACCGGGGCGGGGCCACCTTCGGCCCCTTGCGCTTGCCCGTTACCGAGGCGAAGAACGCCCGGTACGCCTTGTGCAGGTCGTTGAGCGACTGCACCAGCACGACGTTGGACACCTCTCCCAGCCAGGAGCGTTCCGGGGTCTTCTTCGCCTCGGTGATCACCTGGCGTTGCAGGTCGGCGTCCTTGATGTACGGCAGCCCGGCCGCGTGGGCTTCCTGCCGTAAGCGCAGCCCGTCGTTGAATACCACCCGGGCGCACCCGAACGCCTTGGCCAACGCGGCGCGCTGACCGGCTGTCGGGTAGAGGCGGAAGTTGTACCGAAGCTGCACGGTACCCAGTCTAGCATTTGGTCTATGGCGAATGATTCCGACTATAGGCGCGGCAGACACGTTGTTTCAGCGCTCCACGTCCATTTGGTCTTCGTGACGAAGCACCGGCGCGGAGCGCTGACCGGCGAGATCCTTGAGCGCTGCGAGCAGATCATGCGGGACGTGTGCGCCGACTTCGAGGCTGATCTTGTCGAGTTCAACGGGGAAGACGACCACGTGCATCTACTGGTGCACTATCCGCCAAAGGTCGCCATATCAAAGCTGGTGAACAGCCTCAAAGGCGTCTCGGCCCGACTTCTGCGCAAGGAGTTCACCGGCCACATGAACCGGCACATCATGCACGGACACCTGTGGTCGCCGTCCTACTTCGCCGCATCCTGCGGCGGCGCACCCTTGGAGATCATCCGCCAGTACATCGAACAGCAGCGCAGACCACTCTAGGGATGGCCTAACCCCGCCCTGAAGGACGGGGCTTGCGGCCAAGATTTCGGGTCAGATGAGTCCGGGGTGTGGCTCCTCCGGACGCCGGCGCGGGATGCGCTTGGCCTGGGCTGCGCGGCTGCCCTCAGACGCGGATTTGCGGCGGTGGCAGTGTGGCCACACCCGGTCATGTATCGGCGCCAGGTTTTCGAGGGAGTGATCATCCCCGGGGATGATGTGGTCGACGGCGTCGGCGCCGGGCCCGTGGCAGACGTGGCATACGCCGTTGTCGCGTTTGAGTACGGCGGCGCGGCGTTTCGGCCAGTCTTTGGGGAGTCGGGCCCGGCGGGTTGAGCCGGCCCAGCGTCCGCTCGCCATCACCAAGACCTCCGGAGGATGCCCCGGCCTTCAGGCCGGGGAGGAATCCGGCTTCCCGCGTAGCGGGGCAGGGAAAGCCGATTCGCCGCCAGGCGAACCGGCGTCTCCTGCGGCTGTGCCGAGTGCGGTCTCCAATAGGTAGACGATCTCAGAGTTGAGGGACCTCCGGTCTGCCGTGGCCCGTGCGACCAGNCGTGCGTGTAGTTCTGTGGGNAGCCGAAGAGAGATCCGTTTCTCAGTGCTCATGCTAAAATGATGCCATGACGACACCAGAGATGCCGGAGGGCGNGCACGCCCGGTACACCTACCGGCTCCGCGTGTCGTCCACCGCCGAGAAAGCCCTGCTCGCCGAGTGGGGCCGGTGCCGCTGGGTATGGAATCAGTGCGTCGCCACCTCCCGCGCCGCGCACAAAGCGGGCGAGGNATGCGGCCCCGCCCGGTTAGACAAGATGCTGACCGGCTGGCGCGCCGAGCATGAGTGGCTGCGCGAGGGCGCGTCGGTGCCGCAGCAGCAGATCATCCGCGACTTCGCCCGCTCCCGCGCCAAAGCGCTGAAGGACATCAAAGCCCGGCTTCCCATGCGGCAGCGGGCCGGGATGCCGAAGTTTAAAAAGAAGGACCGGTCAACCCCGACGCTGAACTACACGCGGCGTGGGTTCCGCCTCAAGGCCGGTCGGCTGCACCTCGCGAACGGCATCGTCTTAACCGTGGTGTGGTCCCGCGATCTGCCCGCAGAACCGTCGAGCGTGCGCGTCCGCCGCGACAGCCTCGGCCATTGGTACGCCTCGTTCGTCGTCCCCGCCCAGGC